AAGGTTGTTCTTACTCGTTCTGCAATTGAGATGGGTGTTCATGTTCATATCCCTAATGCTGCTTCTATGCAGAATATTGAAAAATGGGCAATGGATGCTACTCAAGCTCAATTTCCTGGTTCTAAATCTATAAACATCAATGTTCTTCCAAAAGGACAGTTTATTCTTATAGAATTTAAGATTGTTAATGCATCTGAGATTAGTGGTGTTATTGAAAGTGATATTCTTCCTGAAGACCCTTTTGTAGTAAGTGAGTAGGCCTGGTAAAATTAATAATCGAGAATTTACTTATTTACCAAATGGTTATGCTTTAGAAGTATTAAGAGAAAAAGATATCCTTGCAGATATTGATTTTAAATCTAATGATGATTTTGATGTTTGCAAGGATATTATTTTTCATTTAGAAAATAAACTTGCAGGAGTTTTAAAAGATGGTGGCACAATTTCTTTACCATATGTAGGAAGATTACGAAAACCTCTTGTTAAACAAGAATATTATAAGAATCGTAAACTTCTTAAAGTTGCTAAAGGCATCATGGATGAAGAAGATTATAAACAATATAAAAAAGATGTTTATAGAGAATGTGTTGCCAAAATTTCTTCTAAAGATAAACTTAATCAACTTAGGCGTCGTATTAAAGCACTTAATAGAAAACGATATAATGAAAAATATAAAGTTTTTGGAGAGCGTGGTGCTAATTTATGGGTTGAAAGTTTATTGTGGTTGACGCCTATTGAATTTAATCAAGAAGTTCAAGATGTTTATGATAAAATAGAAGCAAATGAAGCTAACAATAGAAAAACTAATAACCGTTGATGAAAGCGGTATGCCTAAAGCTCCAAGTGTTAGACAACTTCTTGATAAAGATGTTCTTGCTCTTTATTCTCGTGATAACACTCCAGATAAACGAAGATATCTTGGTGACTGTGGTGTTATTTATTATCTTGGAGACCCTAAAAGTCCTGTAAGGCAACAAGGACTTTCTGATTCTGAATGTTTAAAAGAAGCTATTGATAATTTTAATCTTGATGTAAATTATAAACCTGATGAACTGGTAGTTAAACTTATTCATAAATATTATCAACAAAATATTACTAAAGCTGGTGTTACTATTGAAAACTTACAACGAGCATTACATATATCTGATTTAGCTTGTAATAAAATACTTGATTTACTTAATACTAAAATGAGAGGAGATATTGCTGAAGGAGATATTACTACAGTTCTTGCAAGTATTGATAGTCTTACTAAAAGAATTGAGGATATGCCAAAACTTTCTAAAGCTCTTACTCAAGCATATGAAAATCTTCGTGATGAAGAAGAAACTCAAACGGCTCGTGGTGGTACTGTTATATTAAGTTCTATGGATGCTGATGAAGATTTTTAATAATGGCTTTATATCTTAGAGTTTTTAAAGAAGGTACAAAGACTCCTGAAGAACTTAAATATGAGGAGGCCTTTATAAAGCGAGCTACAAGAGCCGCTGAACATAATGCTGCTAAAGATTATAGAGGTGCAAGAAAGAAACATAAATGGTGTGTATATAGAAAACATATTCCTATTTATCAAGTTAATAAAGATACTAAAGAAATTATTGCTGAGTTTTATTCTATTAATGCTGCTGGAGCAAGTATTGAAATGTCTGCTTCAAATTTTTCTAAAGCTATGATGGATAGAACTGTTTATAAACCTGTTCTTATAAAGGGAAAATGGTTTATCAAACAAGGTCAATATAAAGGTTGGGTTGAAGGGAGAACTTATGAAGATGATTTAAAAGAAATACAATAGTTATGTTTAATGTTCGCGACACAAGATATGAAGATGTAAAACTTACATTTAAAGAAGAGGGCCATAGTTATACTGACTCTCTTGGTAATTCGTATCTTTCAGCTACAACTCTTTTACATAGATATTCTCCTGCTTTTGATAAATCTTATTGGCTTAAGAAAAAAGCTAAAGAACTTCATATTTCTGAAAAGCGTTTAGCTGGTCAATGGGATACTATTACTAAAGAGGCTTGTGAGCGTGGAACAAAAACTCATAACGGCCTTGAAGATGGTATTAAAGGCAGTTCTATGTTTAAAGAAGCTGTAAGATATATGATAAAAGATAATGGTGAAATGATTACTGTTGCTGATATTCCAAATATTCATACTAATGTTAAAGAAATGAGTGTTAATGAATTTATAGAACTTACTGAAGGCAAATATCCTAAATTTTATGAAGTATTTAGATATTATACTTCTAAAGGTTATAAAATTTATTCTGAAATTGGTGCATTTTTAATTGATTATTTATTATCTGGTACAATTGATGTTCTTCTTCTTAGAGAAGACCAATTTGTTATCGGAGATTGGAAAACTAATCGTGGAGGTCTTAAATTTGAAGCAGGATATTATAAAAAGGATAAAACTTCACTTCCTGCTCAAGAAACAAATATATGGGTTCCTACAAATGAAACTTTATTGGCTCCTGTTAGTAATCTTCCTAAATGCAATGGTATGATTTATAATTTACAGCTTTCTCTATATGCTGTATTTGTAGAATACATACTTGGCATTCCTTGTGCTGGTCTTTGGCTTGGCCATATTGATTCTGATTTTGTTTTGAATGAATATGGACGACCTAAAAGATTTTCAGATGGTCTTTATCATATTAAAAAAGACCCACATCCTCAATGTACTTTACATAAAATGCAATTTCTTCGTAATGAAATATATGCGATTCTTGCAGATAGAAAAAGAGAAGTTGAGGCATCTATTGTTACATCTAAAGGATTATTCGATGAAGAAATTTAGTTTAGCATTAATTTTATTAATTGGTGCAATTTCTTGTAAACCCAAAACTGAAGTTGTTGACCAAAGTTATTACTATGAACAAGTAATTAACGATATGTCAGCTCAGCTTCAAACTGCTAATGATAGTATTGTTTCTTTACAAAATATTATTTCTGCTAAAGATAGTTCTTATGCTGAAACTATAAAATTATTACATGATTGTGATAGTTCAAATACTAATCTTCGTTCTGAGTTATTTGTAGCAAATTATAAACTTGGAAGAATTAAAGAATATTGTAATATTGTTAAGAAAAATAATAGTCAATTACAATTTCTTAGAGGTTGGATAGTTAGAGTTTTAGACGAATAATATTATGGCAGAATTTAATAAAGCTATAACCAAAGTTCTTAAAAAAGAAGGTGGTTATTCAAACAATCCGGCTGATAGAGGAGGAGAAACCTATAAAGGTATTGCTCGAAAATATCATAAATTAGAGTATTTGTGGACTCTTATTGATAGATATAAAGATGAATGTGGTGGTGTTAATTCAACATTTAAGAAAAAATTGGATGCTGATAAACTTATAGATAGTGAAGTTAAAAAGATTTACAAAGCTAATTATTGGGATAAATTTAAATTAGATACTGTATCTAATCAAAAGGTTGCTGAACAAATATTTGATGATGCTGTTAATAGAGGTGTAGGTGCTGCTTGTAAACTTTGTTGTGCTTTATTTGGACTTCCTGTTAGTAGTATTCCTTCTGCTAAACTTATTCGAATGTTAAGAACATTATGAATAGTACAAAGATTACATTAATTTTTTGTGTTGTTTGTATTATTGTTGCTTGTATTATTGCTGGTTGTGTAAATAATAAACTTAATAAATACAAAAAACAAATAATAGAATTAACAGAAGAAATTGAACAATATAAACAAGCGGCAAACCCCTCTAAGGAAAAGATTGACTCTCTTGTTTATAATATTACTTATAGAGATTCTGTAATTTTTAATATTAGAAAGAAATATGTTAAAGAAACTGAATATATTAAAAATATGCCTGATAGCTCTGTTGTTAATATGTTCAAAGAACTTGTTTGGGCAGAACAATGATACATCTCCTTTAAAGGGGTATGCAGATAGTTTAGTTGTTATTGATATTGCTACTTTGAGAGAAGCTAACATTAAACTTCAAGAAAGATTAGCTTTTAAAGAAATTATTAATCAACAAGATACTATTATATTAAATCAAAATAATATAATTAGTTCTTATAAAGAAGAAAACATTAGACTTGTATCTATAAATGAGGATATTAAAAAACAATATGTTGATGTTGATAAATTAAATTCTGATTTAAGTAAGAATCTAAAAAGAACTAAAACTATTGCTTATACATTAGGTGGTGTTTCTATTGCAGCAATAGGCTATATAATTATAAATAGTATTGTTCATGGAAAGTAGTGGTTATCCATTTTTAGACTATATCAATGAAGATAAATCAAAATATAAACACGCAAAAGATTGTGGTTATGTTGACCCTGATGATTTATTTTTGATTGGTGAAAGTGGTGGATTCCTTATGAATATACAACCTGGTGTTAAGTTTATTAATACTGATTTATTTAGAGAACAAGCAATTAAATATAAAAAAGATAAGGAATATACTCATTTTAAAGTAGATTCTGTACTTCATAGGCAGTTTCGTAAAAGAGAACAATATCGTAGAAAAAATGGTTATACTGCACCTTGCTTATTATATCCTGATGGTAGTATTCATAATGTAAGAATAACAGGAGAACATTATAATTTTCTTAACTATAATAGAATTGAACTTCTTGATGTTGATTCTATTGTTAAAGGTAATAAAAATACTGCAAAGAAAAAATATGATTTTCCTCGTTTTATTGATGCTCAATATTGGTTCTTTCATATTAGAGAGTTTGCAAGAGCTAATGGTTTCCATCTTATAATTGATAAAACTCGTCGTGGTGGATTCTCTTATAATATGGCAAGTGCTTCTGCAAATACTGTTAATAATCAAAGTAGAAAGGTCGTTATTCATGTTGCTAATGATAAAAAATATCTTACAACTACTGGAGGTTTAACGGACTTTGCTGTTAATAATCTTAAGTTTTATGAAGAAGGTACTCCATTTAAAAGAGGTATATTTAGTAGTGTTAAACATGATTTCCGTTTAGGTTATAAACTTCCTTCTGGTGTAGAAGCTGATAAATCTTGGCGTTCGGCTTTGATTGCTGTAAGTGCTAATAATAATCCTGACTGCGCTATTGGTAAAGATGCTGTAGAAGTGGATGTTGAAGAGGTTTCCACTATGGATAATTTTGATGCATTTATGAATGTTACAGAACCTGCTATGAGAACTGGTGCTTATACTACTGGTTTTCTTTGTGCTTGGGGTACTGCAACTGCTGGTAATATGCAGACTTTTGAAGTTAACTTTTATAATCCTCGTGCATTTAATTTTATGCCTTTTGAAAATGTTTGGGATAGAGATGCACGAAATGAAGTGTGTGGATATTTCAAATCTTATGCCTGGGGACTTGAAGGTGAGATTAATGGTGAATATAGCCTTGATGCAGATGGCAATAGTAATATTCGTATAGGTTTAGCTGTTGCTCAAAAAGAGCGAATAGAAAAGAAAGAAAGTGCTAAAACTTATGCAGATTATATTAATTATCTTGGACAATATGCTTTATTTCCTGCTGAATCTTTTTCAAGTGCTACTGAGAATATTTTTAGTTCTGAAGAATTAAGTGCTTGGGAAGAAAAACTTAGAGTTGATAGTGATTTACATTTTGGTATAGATGGAGCATTTGAAGATTTGCCTAATGGTGAAGTTAGATTTAAATCTAACAAAATGCTTCAAGCTGAAGGTAAGAAAACTTATGATTGGATTTTTGGTGTTCCTCGTAGAAGTAACGAAGATCCTCATGGTTGTGTTCGTATTTGGTTTTATCCAGAATATACTGAAGAATATACAAGTGAAGGTACAAAAAGATATATTCCTGCTAATACATATTCTATTACTTATGACCCTGTTGGTGTTGATAAAGATAAAAATGAAATTACAAATAAACACTCCCACAACAGTATTAAAGTTTGGATGAATCCTTGTGCTAAGAACGGATTTAAACAAAAACTTGTAGCAGCTTATTATGGTCGTCCAGATAAACTTGAAGAAGCTGATGCAATTTGCTTACAACTTGCTAAGTTTTATAATTGTGTTGGAACAACTCAGGTTGAGGTTGACCGAGGAGAAACTATTAGTAATTTTAGAAAATGGAATGCTCTTAAATATCTTGCATTTGAACCTTTATTTGTTTGGGATAATTCTATTCAAGAAAAGTATTCTAAGACTTATGGTTTTGTTATAGGCGATGCTGCAAAAAAGCTTAATGGTATTCGTCTATTAAAAGAATTTCTTTATGAAGAGATTGGTAAAGATGAAAATGGTAATCCTGTGAGAAATTTTCATCGTATATATGATTACCAAACAATTCTTGAATTAAAGAAATGGAATGCTAAAGGAAACTTTGACCGAGTTTCTGAAATGATACTTAGAGGTATCGAATGGAAAGCATATAACTTAAATGCTGAAAATGAACTTAACAGTCGTGTTGAATTGACTGCTGAAAATATAGACAAAAACGACATACTTGAAAGAGATTGGTTTTAGATTATTATGATTGAACTTACTTCATATGCTTTTCCTAAACAAAGAGTTCCTGGAAAAGATAAGCAAAATCCTGAATGGTATGCTAATGCTATAGATTGGATTATTGCTCAAGGACAAAATATTAATGATTCTTTTAAAGTGGAAGAACAAATGAATATCCTTAAAGGGGATATTCCTGAAAAATATTATAAAAAAGTTCTTAATCCTTATAATGCTACTAATGAAAAGTATAAAAGGTTTCCTGCTGATATGCGAAACTATGATATGATTCAAGGTATTCTTAGACGATATGTTTCTGAATATACTAAAAATCCTCATGATTTTATAGTTGGTGCTAATAATCCTGAAGTTGTTTTAGCTCGCAATGCTAAACTTCGTGAAGAAGTTACAATACTTATACAAAATGCTATTGCTAAAAGAATGATGGATAGTTATAATCAATTTATTCAACAAGGAGGAAATCCTGAAGAATTTAATCCTCAAGAACAAATTGATATTGAAGCTTTCACAAAGGAATTTCAAGAGAATTATATTGATGATATTTCTGCACAAGGTCAAGAACTTCTTAATGTAATTCAAGATATTACTGATGACGCTTTATTATATGCTACTGCATATTTCCATTTTGTTGCTTTTGGCCGTTGTTATACATATAGCGATGTTGTCGGTGATAAATTGATTAAACGAGTTGTTCATCCTCGTGATGCTTTTCCTATTCCTAATGATTCTTTGTTTGTTGAAGATTATGATATGTTTGCTGAAAGGCGTAAACTTACATATCAACAAATTGTAGATGAATTTAGTGAATATCTTACTGAAAAAGAACTTGAATATTTAGATACATATTATGCTCGTCATACTTCTCACCCTACTCCTGATTTAAGTTATTCAAGATTACAATATTATCTTGGTAATATGTGTAATAAATTTTGTGGAGAAGAAAGAGAAAAAATGGTTAAAGAACCAAATCTTTTTAGAGATTTAAATTCTGATATGTATGATGTTTGGCATGTTGTTTGGCGTGGTGAAGCAAGAGTTGCTATTGTAACTTTTGTTACTCCTAATGGTATGATTTCTCAAAGAATTGAAGATGAATATTATGAATTAAATCCTCAGCTTGGAGATATATCTATTGATTTTGAATATAGACCTCAAGTATATGAAGGTGTTCGTATTGGTGCTCGTGCTACGGCTATCTATCCTTATAAAGTTCGTCCAATAGCTTATGAGCGAAATGGTAAACTTCCTTATAATGGTATTACAGAATTATTACCTGGATTTGGTAAGTTCAGTATTATTGATTTGATTACTCCTTATCAAGTATTTTATAATATTGTTGCTTATCATAGAGAAATGGTTCTTGCAAAGAATAAACTTAGTATTCTTCTTATTGCAAAATCATTACTTGGTAAAGTTCCTGAAGATACTATTTATAAGATGTTAGCTGATGGTGTTCTTTATATTGATGATAGTAATGACCAAGGTATGCTTAGAGCACAACAAGTTCGTATGCTTAATGCTTCTATTGGTGAATATATTTCTCAGCTTACACAGTTACTTGCTGATGTAGAAAATACTGCAAAACTTAAAGCAGATATGACTCCTCAACGATATGGAGAAATTGCTAATTCTGCTGGTAAAGGTGTAACTGAAGAAGCTATTGTTCGTGGTTCTATGGGTTCTGTTATACTTGAATTCCGAATGGATACTCTTCGTGAACGAGATTATAATAGAGATTTAGACTATACAAAACTTGCTTGGATTGATGGTCTTGACACTTCTTATCGTAAGAAAGATGGTTCTGTATCTTATGTAAGTCTTAATGTTAATAATCATATTTATGCTGATTATGTTGTTAAAGCCAAGAATTCTGTAATTGAAAAAGAGAAACTTGAACAACTTCGTCAATTTGCTTTTAGTGCTGCTCAAAATGGTGATTCTCAAATGGCTATTGCTGCTATTGAAGGTGATAATGTAGCTTCTATTAAAAAACTTATTAATAAGTATCAAGAAGCTAAAGAACAACATGAGATTGAATTAAAGCAATTAGACCAGCAATTAGCACAGATGCAGGAAGAGTTCAAACTTGAACAAATTGCTGCTCAAGGTGAACAAGCAAGGGCTACTGCTGAACTTGAAGGTGTTATTAAGAAAGAAATTGCTCTTATACAGGCGGATGCTAATAGACTTTCTTATCCTAATGATTTACCTCAAGAAATGAAGAATGAATCTGCTGAACGAATTGCTCAAGCTAAAAATCAACTTGAAAGAGAAAAACTTCAGGTTGAACGTGAAAGAATAGCTGCTGATAATTATAATAAAGAAAGAGATAGACAAGTTAAACAAGAAGATATTAAAGCTAAAGTTCAAATAGCTAAATCAAGACCTAAAGGAACTACTAAAAAATAATTTTAAGCCGTATTTGCCAAAATTAAATGGTGAATACGGCTTTTAATTTGCTTTCTTTGGTAGCTGATTTTGATTTTAAGCCGTTTTTAAGTATTTTATGATGGGGACTTCATTTTTCATTTTAAAGTGCCTTAAATGGCTTTATTTTGGTTTGTGCCGGAAAAAGATTAAACATAGCAGTATATTATATATAGGCATTTTAATATAGATTTTGTTGCTGGAGTATTTTATTTTCTATATAAATTTACTATTATTGTATCAAATAGTGAATCTATTAATAATCTTAAAAACAATAAAATTATGCCTGTTCCCGATTTTGGTTATGGCAGTGGTACTGTTAGTACTCCGCCTCCTGTAACTCCGCCTACGGAAGAAGAAAAGACAGATATTAATTCTGGTAAGGAAGTTAAGGTTGATGAAAATGGTAATGTTATTACTGATATTAACAATCCTTCTAATCCTGAATCTCCTAAAAAGGATACTAATACTCCTCCAGCTAATCCTCCTGAATTTCCTCATGAATATAAAGCTGGTACAAGTTTTGAAGTAGATGATACTACATATACTGTCAACGAATCCGGTGATGTAGTTGACAAAGATGGAAATGTTTTCAAAACTGCGGCTGAAGTTGCTGATTGGGTTAAGACTTTTGAAGTTTCCGAAGAGGATGGTGATAAAGACTTAAATGTTGCCAATATAGCAAAAGCTCTTGATTTAGAAATTGTAGATGAAGAGGGTAAGCCTGTTCAATATGAAAACACTCCTGAAGGTGTAAAAGCGTTTGTTCAAGACGCTATTGAAACCGGAAGAGAAGAAGTTGCTGATGCAACAATTAATGCCTTCTATTCTCGTTTTCCTTTTGTTAAACCTATGGTTGATTTTTATATCGCCAATGGTAATTCTCTTGAAGGATACAATGAAGTTCCTGATAGAAGTAACATTCAGATTGATGAGAATAATGAAGCCCAACAAGAAACCATCATTAGAACTGCATGGAAAGAAGATGGTCGTAAAGGTAATGTAGATTCTTACATTAATTTCCTTAAATCTCAAGGTACTTTGGCTGCCACTGCTAAAGAAGAGCTTGAAGCTTTAGTCGAAAAAGATAAAGCTCGTGCTCAACAACTTGAACAAGAAGCAAAGGCTGCTCAACAAAAAGCAATTGAAGATTCCACTAATTATTGGAATGGTGTTAAACAGGTTATCGACAGTCATAAGATTGCTGGTTATCAAATTCCTGATACCATTATCGTTGAACGCGATGGAAAGAAGATTAGTGTTACTTCTAATGATTTCTTCAATTACTTATATCGTACTGATAAGGATGGCCTTACAGGTTATGCAAAAGATGTGAGAGCTACTAAACCTGAAGATGCTCTTCAAGACGAAATTCTTCGTGCATATCTTAAGTTTACTGGGGGTACTTATGCAGACTTAGTTAAAATGGCAATCAATGAAGAAAAGGTGAAGACCCTTAGACTTCAAAGTAAAAACCGTAAACCTGCTGGACAAATAAAAATAACTCCTCCTACTAATCAAAATACCGAAGCTGGAAAAGAAAGTTTCGGTTATTAATGTTTAATTATTAAAATTACTATTATCAACTATGGCAATGGACAAAATGAGAGTTATTTCTCAAGGTCGTTATGAGGATAGGGGTTATAGCAATGAGGAATCTATTGCTTATCTCCAACTTCAGAAACCTGTTGAAATTAATTCTTTTCTTACCTATAACTATGGTATGGATGATGACCGATTCCCTCTTACTTTTATGACGGAAGGTCAAGGCTCTGTTGGTGTTACTGATATTGCTACTGTTCAGTGGACTTGGAAGACTATGGGCCGTATGAAGTTTACTGATTATGTAACTTACTTTAACACTGCTAATACTACTCCTGGTAAAGGTGGTACTGAATTTGAAGTTCATTTTGCTACGCATTGGTTTATTGAACAATATAGTCTGATTGGTCCTGATGCTAAGACTCAAGTTCGTGTTCAAAAAGACCTTGGTGAATCCCCTTATGGATATGCTTATATCCTTAAACTTACCAATCCTAATCCTAATGCTTATGTGAACCCTGAGTTCCTTGCTAAAGGTATGTATTGGTCTCAAGGTGCTCCTACTGTTAGTGAATCTTATTCTAAGGGTAATCGTAGTAATTCTATGGGCCCTGGTAGTATGACTTCTCAGCTTGAGTTCCATCGTTTCTCTAAAGAAATTGCTGGTAATCTTGCTAATGTCATTACTGAATATGAATTTAAGAGTTCTTCTACGGGCGGTACTTCCAAACTTTGGATTAACGAGGAAATGAGGCAGTTTGAGATTGCTAAGCGTGTTGCTATTGAAGAGCGTCTTTGGCTTGCTGAATACAATCGTAATGCACAGGGTGAAATTACTCTTAAAGACCGCGATAACGGAAAACCTATTCCTCATACTGCTGGTATGTTAGAAATCTGCCGTGAGAACAATTATGATACTTATGGTGAGTATCTACCTCTTACTAAGATTAAGAGGACTGTTGGTGATATTCTTGAGCGTGATACTGACACTGGTAAGATGAATATTGTTCTCTTCGGTGGTAAAGGTTTCCTTGAGGACTTTGATGAAGGTATCAAACAAGACGCTAAAGACAATGGTTTCCTTACTCCTCTTGGTGAAAAGGAAATTCAAGGTTCTCCTGATAATATGGAATATGGTGCATATTTCCGTAAATATAAGACTGTTGAAGGTCATACGATTACTGCTAAGCATTGTGCTTTCTTTGATAAAGGAACTATTGCTGAGGCTGCTAAACAGAACGGTTTCATACATCCTCGTACCGGTTATCCTATGACTTCCCATCGTGCTTGCTTTATTGACTTCTCTTCTTATAATGGCCATCAAAATGTGCGTGTTGCTCGTATGAAAGGTCAGATTAATAAGACTAAAGTTATTGAAGGTATGACGGATATTCCTGCTTGCTGGGGTCTTCCTAATACCAATCATGCTGCCACTGAAGTTGATATGGCTCGTTATGAGGTTAAATCTTCTCTTGGACTTCAGGTAGATAACGCTACTAAGATGTTCTTAATGGAGTGCGCCCTTTAATCATTTTTAAACTTTAAGAAATTATGCCTGGTTCTGGTTTCCAATTTTCAAGCCCTGGTGCGGCTAACGGAGCTCCTAAGCCAATTATTCCGGCTTCGGGTACTGTTGTTCCTCCTGCAAGTGTAGAACCGCCTAAACCTGCCGAAGATAAAAGTTTGGATTATCCTTATATAGATGAACGAACTGTTACTATCGCTCGTGTACAAGATTATTCTTTGTATCGTCGTGTTAATAGTAAAGCTCTTTTAGAGCGAGTTACTTATATTGGTAGTTCTGTTACTTCTTCTCGGACACTTGCTGGTAATAAAGATGAAATTGCAGCATACTTCCCTAATCTTATTGGGGTATCGCCTAACAACGAGAATTTCTTTACTCGTGTAAAGCAATATCTTAATAATATTATGGTTAAAGTAGATAAAAATGGTAAAACTTTTAATATATCTTTCAGATATAATACTAAGCGAGATTATCTTCATTTTAAAGAAGAAGAAGACAAAATTAATGCAGAATATGATGCTGTCCCTCGTACAGATGTAATTGCACTTCGTCGGGCTCTTCAATTAAAGATTAATCGTCTTAATGCTCTTGAAAGTGAGAAACATAAGTATGGTATGCCTATTAGCGTTGAAGACTATTTACTTTATAGGCATTGTCTTTTATATAACGATGTTGCTAAAGACCCTGCTTTTGTTAACATAGATGCTAATGTTCGTTTTTATTTCCGTGATGATGCAAAAGAGGCTGCTAATGCTGAACGCAAGCGGAAAGCTATTAACAAAGCAAAAGCAAATTATGTTACTTGTATTG